AAAAACTACTAACCACATCAGCAGTCTTGCTTACTGCTAGTATTTTAGTGGCATGTTCTAATAATCAGCCAACCTCAAAAGATAATACCGAACAACCTAAAACGGAGCAAAAAAGCACTACTTCAACGGATACAAAAGCAAAAGCAGATAACAGTAAATATGATGAGTTAATCTCTGAAATCAAATCAAAATTAGATCCTGAATCAACTGGAGCAATAAGCGTAAAAATTCAAAATAATGTAATCGATTCAGATTCATCCGAACCGCATGATACAATCATGATTTTGCTAACTGGAATGGCTAAGGATAGCGCAAAAGAGTCTCTGGATGCAGTTAATTCTAATTCTGCTACTACTGACCAAAACAATGCAATCACTTTGATTCGTATGACTATTTCTGAATATGCTAAAAAGTTACCAGACGACAATACAACTCTTTCCCTCGGTTACGAAGAGTCCGCTGACCAATATGACTTAATCGCTAAATCTTCAAAACAGAAAGATATTATCCCTGTTGGTGAAATCATCGTACAATAAAAAAATCCCCACACTCGCAAAGTTTGGCGACTCTGAGTGTGAGGATTAGGTAGTATAGTAAAAGGCATTAAAAAGCCCTCTTTACTATACCCATTTTATCAAGAAATGAGGTAAAAATCAATGGAAATCAAGTCCTACAAAAAGAAAAACGGTGATACCGCTTATATGTTCCGAGCCTATATAGGTAAGGTAGATGGTTCTAGTCGTTACATTACACGTAGAGGATTTGAAACCAAAGGAAAAGCCCGTGCTGCACTACTTCAACTTCAAAATGATATTGAAAACGAAGAACAAACAAAAAAAGAGGTAACTGTCGAAGAAATCTCAGAAAAATGGCTTGAAGAATACTCTGAGACCGTACAAGATAGCACCTATATCAAAACCTCTAGAAATTTCAAAAACCATATCTATCCAGCTTTGGGAGATAAAAAGATAGGTAGTATCACACCTCTTCAAATGCAAGAGCAAGTGAATGAGTGGTCACGTAAGCTTGTCTATGGTCGTAAATTAAAAGGCCTCATGAACAATGTTTTTAAGTATGCGATTAGACATGGTTACATTGATAGCAATCCAATTGAGAGTGTGGTCGCTACTGCTAGAAAAAAATCAAACGAAAAGAGTGATTTCTACAATAAAGATGAATTAAAATCTTTTATGAAGTTAGTTGCTAAGACTAAAGATTTAGAGAAGATAGTCCTTTTCCGTCTCCTAGCCTTCACAGGAGCACGTAGAGGGGAGATTTTAGCACTTGAATGGAAAGACTGGAACAATAATACTCTGAATATAAACAAGGCTATTACAAGAGGTTTTGCGGGCGAAGAAATAGGCTCTACTAAAACAGTTAGTAGTAAACGGTTGATTAGTTTAGATCAGACCACACAAAATATCTTAAAAAAGTGGAGAAAACAAAAGCCAGGAACAAGATATATTTTTGAGAATGAGTTTGGCAAACCAATTCCTACCAGTTTACCAAGGAAGTGGTTGCTTGGTGTTTTGAAAGATAGCAAGTTACGTCCAATTAAAATTCACGGTTTCAGACATACACACGCTAGTTTGTGTTTTGATGCTGGAATGACATTAAAACAAGTCCAACACCGTCTTGGTCACACCGATTTAAAGACAACCATGAATGTATATACCCATATTACAACACAAGCAAAGGACGACATCGGTGAACGCTTTGCGAAATATATAGATTTTTAAGGAGGCTTGCCTCCTTTTTGTAACTCCTTTTGTAACTCCTTTTTCTGCAAAAGAATACCAAGGAATACCAAAGAAAAAAATAAAAAACGCTGTAAGTACAACGTTTTAGAAAGAAATGCAAAAGAATGCAAAAGAATAATGGAGCCGGTGGGAGTATATAAAACATTATTAAATCAATGTGTTTATAGATTTATAACTCCTTTTATAACTCTTTTTCAGGCAAACAAAAAAACCGCCAGCATAAGCCAGCGGTTCATAGGTATAATTAATTTGATCTTTTTATTTGAATTTTTTTTATTTTAGCTATTTATCTGTGATAGTAATTAAACCATCAGGTTCAACCGTGAACGCTGGTTTTTCATCCAAGCGACCGTCAGGAAGAAGTAGGTACCATCCATCATTGTACTTGATGAAAGCATCTGATTTCATGTCACCATTGACTGAATCACAGTAGTACCAGTTGTCGTAGTATTTAATCCAGCCAGTAACCATAGCGCCGTCTCTGCTGAAATAGTACCATTTGTCATTGATTTTATTCCAATCAGTAGCCATTTCCCCCGACTTATCGAAGTAATACCATGTTCCGTCTGGACGCTTCTTCCATTTGTCTGCAAGCATATAGCCACTTTCATCAAAGTAGTACCATGTCCCATCAATTTTTTCAAATTCATCTTTAGGATATGAGCCATTAGCTCTAGCGTACCAGTGCCCTTTATCATCCTTTTGCCAACCTTTTTTCACTTCTTCCGGTTGAGCGTTTGGATTGGTCAAGCGATAAGCGTAGAAGTATGGTGTTCCTGCAGAATACCAAATATCGTCATGGTCGTTAACAGTAATACCATTACGTGCATAGTTACAATGAATGATATTATCTGAATCTACAAACATACCTGTATGGCCACCTGCGCCACTAGAGTACCCACGACGACCCCAAATAAAGATATCTCCACGCTTGGCATCCCAAGGTTGGTTCTCAGAGATGAGCTTATAACCATTTTTAATCAACCAGTCATGCTCATACTCAGTATTGACCGCCCAACCTGCTGAAACTGCTCCAGCTTCTCGTAACGCATAGTATACAGATGATGAACAATCATATGAATAAGGTCCATCACGATGATCCATGCTATAAGTCACATTGCCTTGCTTAGCTCGCATCCAAGCGATAGCTGTTTCGATATTTACTGCCATTTTTACTGTCCTTTCCAAGCATCGTTCATTTGCTTGACCGCTGACTCAACGAATGTATCGAGGTCACTGTCAGTCATGCTGATATTGTATTTGCTAAGCTCTGCACGAATCTTAATACGTGCTTGCTCAAGTTTCTCTTCACCTTTGTATCCAGTTTCTGAAGATACTTGCTCAACTGCGTTAACCGCATTTTTAGCCAAGATTTCAACAATCTTGATTGTCTTTTCTCCGCCTTTTTGAACGAGGTATTCTTTGACAGACTTAACTGCGATACCTAGCAAGATGACTAGGATGCTGATAGCACCATTGATTAAAATTTCATTGATTTGTGACATGTGTTATTCTCCTTTATTCTTATCTTCATCTTTCTCAAGCAAGCTCTGAAACGCTTTTAAAATTGGCTGAAAAAGAGTGATATTTCCTTTTAGTTTGCGGTAATTTTCAACGAGCGATTGAAAAGTAAATGCGATATACCCTAGGTAGATCGAGTACAAGAATGCGAATCCTGTCTTCTCAGGTAAGAGTACGGACATTGGGATAAGGATCATTAGCAAGAGAACCCCTAAAATCTTACGAAGGAGCCCGTTGATGCCGATTTTGCTCTTATACTCGATATCGGGATTGGCGATAGCAGCAATCGTTCCCGTTAAAAAATCAATGATTTCCATTGAGACTATCAAAGCTAGAGCGTACAAGACCAGTCCGTCTTCGGTCTGGACGACACTACGGAAAAAATTGAAAAATTCGATTTGCATATATCTCCTTTCTAGCGTGCAACTGGATTGGTTTCAAGCTCGCTTTCGTTTTTTTGTCCTTCCCACTTCCAAATTGCAAGAAGGCCATTTTGAGATGGTCCACCTTCAAGTTGTTTAAGAGATTCGCCTTTGTAAGTAAAAGCCTGATTTGTCTGAATTAAGACACGCTTGCCCTCGCCATTCAATTCGGCGTGTTCAGGATCTTCAATCACAAACATATCGCCCGACTGATAAGTCTTACCTTCCTCAGCCAATGGGAAGAGTTCGACAAGTTCCTTGTAGGTTGTACCGTAGGCAATTTTCTCACCCATGATTGAGTCTTGTGCCATGACACGTACTATCTTGTTAATTCTATTGGTTAATTCAAGCAATTCGTTCTGCTTATTTTCAGTTTGGGTAAGCTTTTGTACGGTTTGCTCGATTTTAGATTGAGCTTTGACGATTGCACTTCCTGGATCTAATTCAGATTTCACAATATCCAGAACCGCCTGGATAAGTACATCTTCTTTTTCTTGTGTACGATCACCTACCAGCTCACGCATGTTGGTGCTGTAACGATTACCTTCTGATAATCGAATTTCTACGACTGTGACTGTGTTGTCTCCAATACCACGAGTATATGGCTTGCTTGCTAGATTATAGTTATTTACTGACATTAGTTACTTCCTTTCACTTCTTCAAATTTTGCTTTTAATTCTTCATCGGATTCGATGATTCGTTTCATCTGTTCGAGTTCCATAGCTGTAACTGTGTATAGAGCTTCTAGCGTAGCTGATTGAGTAACTTCATTGCTGACTCGCTCACCTAACGTTTTAATCGTCAGACTGCTGATTTGTTTGTCTTGTTCGTTCATGTTGTTTCCAACCTTTCAATTTTTTGATTTAATTCTTGAATAGCCTTAATGAGATAAGGTACGAATGTGTTGTAGTCAATGTGCAAGAAATCATCTTCGTTATCAGGATTTCTTGAAATTGCTTGTGGGATGATTTTCTCAACTTCTTGTGCAATCAGTCCGACTTCTTCGTGTTTGTGATTTTCGATGAAGTCAAATTCGACCATATCAAGCTTGTTGATAATATCCATAGCTTTGATTTTTGTTGGTAAAATATTCTCTTTCAATCGCTTGTCGGATGCCCTGTCGATATGATACTTGACAGATCCGTCACCAACTTGATTCCACCAAACAACTGAGTTCTTACCCCCTTTTCGAGGAGTTGAACCTGTACCGTAGATTTCAGTACCGACACGCATATAAACATCTTTATAAAATGAATTGTTTCCATAAAAGTTAACAGAGCTAGTGCTTGAAAAATCGACTGTCCTATAAAATGATGCGTCACCTCTACAAAACATTGCACCAGAATTAGTCACATACCAAGCGTTATTACCTGGTTTGCCCCAATCGTTTCCCCAGTTAACCCATAAGCACGTTTGATTTACTTGCCAACCACCGTCTGACATACCAACTCTAAAACTGTTGCTACCAGTCAGCCAGAACGTTGTCTGGTCTTTATCATGCGTACCAATTTGGAATCCTCCGATTTTGCCCTTATAACCTTCAAGTAAGGTTGCTGATACGACTACTGATCGTAGCTTGTTAATAAAGGCAGTTTTAGCAGCAAGCGTATCTGTAAAAACATCACTAGCTACTAGCTTCTTCGCTAGAGCAGTATCAAATATCAATTTGTCTGCTGCAATCGAATTTGAGCGAATGATGTCAGTGTTCAATGTTCCAATCTGTGCATCACCAACAAACAATCGCTTGAAATAACCATCTATGGCTGTGATTTCATCTAGTAGCGTTCTACCTTTTAGACGGATTTTAGCAGCTTCAATCAGAATGTTATTGCTATTCAGATTGATTTGTGAAGCAATAGCACCAGCATTCGTCAGCGTTTGTATTGCGTACGAATCAGAAAGTTGAGTCACTTTCGTTTGTGTGACTACATCTTGTGCCGATGTATCATCCCTGAATTCATTTGGAGGTGTTTCACCTCTAATAAGCGATACTTGACCAATCGCAACTTGTCCATTCTTCATCAACCAAATTTCCAAAGGGAATTCTTTTCCTTTAGTCGATGATTTCTTGACGGTCATCGTACCTGTGATGATTTGAATGCCAGTTTTTGTAAAGTATACTCTATCAGATGTAATACCAGTGTCTTCTGCCCATATCTCAATACCAAGAGGGGCATCTGGTAACACATCCACCCATACTTCCATGCGGTAGCTGAGCTTTTCGCCTTCCATAAATGTAGATGTATTAAGCGGCAATCTGAAACCTTGATAGACTGCATTGGTCTTACCAGTATTTGTAATTCGTAGCAACTTAGTATTGGATGAAACTTCAACCACATCTGCATCAGGTTGTTTCTTCTCCCACTTGCTGAAATTTGTTGGGTCAAATACAAGATTATAATTACTTCCAGTGATTTTTTTGACTTCTGTTTGAAAAATTTGACTAGACATAACAAGCCTTGATGCGTTATCAGCCACACCTTGCTCGGTCGTACCTAAAATACGCTCGTATAGTTGACTTGTCTCTTTTACACGCTGGAAATCGTTCTGGTCAGCTTTTCCACTTATTTGACTAGAAATTTTAGCAAAGCGACCATCAGAGGTTTCTTTATACTCAGCTAACTTTTGCGTGACTTGTATCCGTGTTTCTTCCGCTGCCCTTTTTGCTTCTTCAGCCTTTTCAGCAACCTGAATCGCCCTCGCTTGAGCGTTTTCTGCTAAGTCTTTAGCTTCTTTTGTCTGCTTGTAAGCGTCGTCAAATTGACTAGGCTTGTATGTTCCTGTTCTGCTACCTCTAACTAAAATAGGTTCTTTGAACTCAATCCAACCGTTTTTAGCTATGTAAATATAGAATGGATAGTTTGCGTCTTCTCCAAAAAGAAAATCTTCCTGAACAGTAAATGTTCTTTGAAACTCTCGCCATTCATCTGAGGCTTGTGTGTTAGGATTTGCTAAATCAGCGGATAATAGACCTTTATTTAATTTGTGATTTTTTACAACAAAAACAAAGTTAGTATCAACTTTTTCACGAATACGATATTTAAATCCGAGTGTGTACGTTTCGCCACGATAGATTTTTTTTACGTAAATAGGAAGTGTAAACCCACTAAAATTATAGCTTGTCAACCCTTGCGCTTTTACCGTAAAGACACCATTGCTTACAGATACATTCACTCCATTCCTATTAGCATTTACTAGTGTGTGCTTGTCCATAGTCATAGAGTTTACAATCAAGTTATTATCATCTGTGACGTACTTTCCAACCTCAGTCTGGAATGTTTGGTCACCCATAACTAAACGTGAAGCGTTTCTCGAAATATCACTCTCTGAACTACCTAAAATCCGCTCGTATAGTTGACTTGTTTCTCTTACACGTTGAAAGTCTGTTTGATTGGCTTTGCCAGACACTTGACTTGCAATACTAGCAAATCTTCCTTCCGTATCTTGCTTGTATTCAGTAAGTTTATTTTCTTGCTTGTTAACTCTATCAGCCATTGAAGCAAATGTGATTTGGTTTTGGTCTGCGATATGCTTTGCTTCATCTGCTAATTCAGCACTCGCACTAGCCTTCTTCAAAGCTTCTTCTGCTTTTGTCTTGGCTTCATCAAATCCTTCTGGGCTGAAATCGTGGAATCGTCTGTCTATTTCATCTGATAGAGCACGCTTGTTTTCTTCTGCTTTTGCTTTAGCAGCATTGACTTCATCTTCAAACTGATTTTTGATTTCTTCAACTTTACGATCAAAAGCTAAATCAGCATTTTGGATTTCTTTAGCTAGTTTTGCTTCAAAGATTCCATCTAAGTGTTGAGTTTCGTTTTTGACTGCATCACTTACCGCATTACCGATTGCGTTTACTAGACCGGATTGGAATTGACCGAAGCCGATAGATTTCAATTTTTTTGCCATTGGTGAGTAAGTGTACTTAGTAATCTTCTTGCGCACATCAAGATTGTATTGCTCGTGGAAGATACTCACAACATCAAATATTTGAACAGGCACGTCGCTTTGGCCGACAACCTCAATCTCAAGGCTATCTTCAAGCATATCGCACAATGTTGTTCTGAAATACTGCTCACCATATTTACGAAGGCTTGCTTCATCCTTCACATCCTGGTCATTAACTTCAATCACATCTTCATAGATTTGACTATACTTGTTAATGAGTTGACTATCAATCGTAACTGTGAACGTACGATCAGGTGCCTTCTCTCCCTCACCTTTGACTGTCGCGATGAAAGTAATTCGAGTTTTTAAGGATTTGGTAGATGTCTTGTGCTGATAGCTAGACAGGTTTTTCTTGTACATAAAAAGCGATTCATTCTCTGAACCGCCATTTTTTAAGAGTCGAACCTGATAGCCGTGGCGAACAAGGTCGCCACCCCATTGACCAATAATAGAGTGTTTATCTTTCGCGAATACTTCCATGGCATTCTTAGAACCGATATTAAAGGTGTGTCTATCTTCAATATCAGAAAAGAATGAGAACGGATTATCTCGAGTGATGCTTCCAGCGAAGCGACTCAAGGCGGTCGATCCAGTCGCTCTATCTAAAGAGATAGGACTGACTACATAGTTATTCAAGAGAGTGAATGCTTGATTCGCATAGACTTGAATATAGCCGTGCTTCTTCTCAAACTCAAAAATGACGAAATCCTGTTCACCGTGAAGGTCATCAGCCGTTAAGAAAGTCTCTTCCTTCAACTTCTCCCACAAGGGATCAGAAGTAGGGAATCGGAAGCTCAATTGGTAGGTGCTGTTATCTTCTTGAACAATTTCATCCGCATAGGCAGCGTTCAGAGGCATATTCCCATTTGTTAAATAAATCAAATCTTATACCTCCAGTTTGGTCGAATAGTAATCTTACGAACATTTCCAGTAAATGAAATACCAACCTTACCAGTCGGGATTTCGAGGAACCCTCCACGTTTCCGAAGTGTATTCTGAACCACACCAGTAGCATTGTAGATGTTCTGCTTGCCTTGCCTACAATCAATAATAGCCTTAGTCTTAATCGCTAGATACATGGTCTTACGACCAATCGTAAGAGAGATATCACCATCCCCCTCAACCTCAATGATTGGTTCAGAATAGATTGTTCCAAGATTTGTGATTGTATCAGATGCAATCAGAACAACAGGTTCTACGCTCTTCTGATATCGGAACGGTTGCATGTCTAACTTGATTTCTAACTTCCAAGCATGATTTCCAAAAGGTTCAAAACTAGCAGTCACGTAGTTAGCATAAAACAATGAGCCAAGTTGATAGCTAAATTCCAAAACGTTATCATTCGATTGAAACTTATCAAGTATACTTGATATCTCAACCATTTTTTTAACGTGAAAAATGAAGGTTCTTTCGTAACTGTCGAAAGAACCATCTAATACACGATAACTGCCATTGACTCCATAAAGATCAGCCTTCTCTCCTTTCGGCTTAGCAGCCTCCACCTTCCCAAAATCTGTCACAACACAACCAGGAAGGCTTGATGTATTAAAACCATTGATGATCATATAATCCATTAAATTCCCTCCCTTGCATATATTGCACCGTGTTGTTCATACGTTTTCATCGAAATAATGTCATTGTCTAGGTAGATATCTGACGATTTTTCAAGGATAGCAGTAAGGATTCTCTCCATACTTGCTCTCAGAATCGCTATCTCAGACACGGTTTTGCTATCATGTGCTTCAAATTGAGCTGATGGCATAGCCAATTGCGCTTCTAGACTTTTAGTAACAGATGCAGAGGATTTCAGATCCAGGTTTTCTTCTGAAAATACATCTGAAATTTCATCAGCCATTCCTCCAACCGTTTGTTTGACATCCTTAAATTGGTCCTGCAATCCTTGGTCTAACCCTTTCATGATTGCAGTACCGGCAGGGATTAAGAGTTTACGGTCATATTCAATTGGCCCTTTGTGGTCACGAATCCAACTAGCGATTCCACCTACAAAGTCAGTTACAGAAGACCACATTGATTTTAGGCCACTCAAGAAACCTTGTAAGATTGCTTCACCTGCTCCGAATAAGTCAATATTCCACAATTGGTCAAAGAATCCCGTCACATTGCTTACAAGACTAGATACAGCATTTGACATAGTATCCCATGCACTCTGTGCCCCTGATACCAGACCATCAATGATGCTAAGTACGCTAGCTTTTAAAGCTTCCCACGCAGAACTTGCCGTTGACTTGATGCCTTCCCACAAGCTAGAGAGAAAATTCATGAAGCCGTCCCAGATACTTTGAGCTCCCTGCACAAAACCTGTTATCAGGCTTATTACAGTAGATTTTATCCATTCCCAAGCCACTGAAGCAGCCGACTTGATAAACTCCCAAATCGCAGATAAGGCAGCCGAAAAGTTTTCAAAAACAGCAATACCATAGCCAACAATAGCATCCAAAACACCAGAGAAGTATGTTTTAATACCTTCCCATATCAAAGAAATGCCATTTTGAATACCTTCCCAAATCAGAGAAAGGTCAGCTCCAAGCTGGCTAAAGTTACCTGTAACAAGGTCAATGATAATCAAAACTGCACCTAGAAAGATTGATTTGATAACTTCCCAAACTCCTTGAAAAATCATTTTAATGCCTTCCCAAATTTGAGTAAGACCATCTGATACATTGTTCCAAATATTCATAAATCCATCTATGAACGGTTGAATAACTATCATGATAGCTGTAGTAATTGCTGTCCATGCCACAGATGCAGTCTCTTGGATACTTACCCATAGGTCAGAAAAGAATGTTACAACAACCGTCCACATCGCTTTCAAAGATTCTATGTAAGCAGTCCAAGCTGTAACGACTCCTTCCCATAAGAGGATAGCACCTTCAGAGATGCTAGACCAGAGATTTACAAAGAAGTCAGCAATCCCAATCCAAGCTTGTTTAATCCATTCCACAAAAGATGACCAAATTTGTTGTCCAGTTTCTGTTTGTGTGAAAAACCATACCAGCGCAGCAGTTAATGCAGCAACTGCCGTTACAATTAAACCAATCGGATTAGCAGATAACACCGCATTAAAAATACCAAATGCTCCACTTGCCCCCATTGTTGCAGCTGCATTAGCAGCTTCAGCAGCGGTTAAAGCTCCTGTTCTAACGAATTGAGCTAACATTAAACCATTTGTGATAGCTAGAGTTGCATTCCTGATTGTTTCAATTCCTTTTATTACCGCTAAGACAGCTTTATATCCTGCCCATGCACTCGTAATGCCAACAACAGCAGATTTTAAGGCATCTAATGCAAGAGGTGAATCTTTTAACCAAGATGTAAATTTACTAAGACTTTCAGAGGCGTCTCTGATAAAACTTGTGATACTTTCAAAGGCAATGCCTAGCAGATTCACTCCCTGCTCTCCATCTTTAATCCCTAAAAGATCTCCGATGAAATCAACAATAATGCTTGCAACATTTCCAGCAACTGAACCAATATTCTCAAAAGTGACTCGGATATTGTCTGCGATGTTGACAATTTGATTAGCAGCACCATCGCTAAATCCAAGCATAGTCAAGATATCAATGTTGTCTTGCTTGCTCAATGATCCAAAAATCATATCGAAGAAGGTTTCAAAAATTCCTGTCACACGAGACAATTGGTCATAGACTGCACTTCCAAAATCATCTCCAAAAAGCTGAGAAGCAACCTGGCTAATCCCTTCGGTCAAAACTAAACCCAATCCAGAGAAAATATTTCCAACCATTGGTAAAAAGTTATCGAAGAGAAAGGTAGAGGTTGTTTCTGCTAAAGCTTGCAAAGATGGCAGAATATTTTCTCCCAATGCTAACTTTCCAAGTACATTCTGTGCAGATGCTTTCATTGCTTCGAATGAGCCAGTAAAAGTAGATGCTGCTTCTTTAGCAGTCGTACCTGTAATGTCTAAATTTTCTTGAATAGCATGTATAGCATTATACACATCTGATAAATTGTTAATGTCATACTTAACACCTGTCAATTTCTCTGCATCTGCTAGTAGACGTTGCATTTCTTGCTTTGTACCACCGTAACCAAGCTTCAGGTTGTCCAGCATAGTGTAGTTCTGCTTAGCAAATCCTTGATATGCAGTCTGAATGCTTTCCATTGATGTCCCCATCTTATTAGCATTGTCAGACATGTCAATCATGGCCATATTAGCTGTTTCTGCAGCTTTATTAGTGTCTCCACCAAGAGACTGCAATAGACTAGCTGAAAAGCCTGTTACGTTTTCCATATAGGCATTGGCTGATAGACCTGTTGTCTTATAGGCCTCATTAGCATATCCTTTTACCTTATCAGCCGATCCTTTAAAAAGGGTTTCAATACCACCAAGTGATTGCTGAAGTGATGCTCCCTCATTTAAAGCGGCGCTAAAGGCTTTTCCAATTCCAGCTGCTGCAATTACCTTTGTCATGACACTAACAAGACTAGAACCTAATGACTGCCCAGCACTTTGTCCTGCTGCGCTAGCTTCAGGATTGAGAAGTGATTGGATTTTCCCAGTAATACCTCTTGCTGATGGTATCAATTGTACATAAGCCTGTGCTATTTCTGTCGCCACTAATCCTCACCCCCTATCTTTTCTAGAATTTGCTGACGATACTCTTCAAAGTCCTCACCAGAATCAAAGATCATTTCATTACTTTCTTTAGCTTTAGTTTTTCCTGTCAATTCTTGTGCAATCATTTTTGGTTTATTGATTCCTTTTTGACCATCCGTTGTTTTAAACCATACAAGCGCAGATAATCTATCTACTACACTTGCAAGCAAGAGAGTATCAAAGGACACTTTACTATTGCTTATTGCTAGTTTGATACGAGAATCATCCTTTAAACCAAAAGCAAAGACAGCCACCTGGTTAACAGGTAGCTGTCTGTAGTCAAAAATTCCATAGGTTTCAGCTAAATCACAAATAAGAGAATCTTCGTCTATTTGAATCATTCTAGCAAGGAGTGCTATTTTTTTAATTGGTCCTGACTTGTGAAAATCTCACTAATTTCTGAACCCATTTTATCCAAAGGAACAATTCCATCAGCAGTCCGAACATGATCTTTCAAATCTTCCGACTTGTTACCAAGCATAAGTTTGACAACTTTTGGTAAAACTGCTGGATTGGTATCTACTTCTGCAATAGCTTCAAGCAACTCATAGTTTTCCAAGCGCTCTTTTGTGATTTCAAAAGCAAATCCTGTCGAAGTCACCCCACGGATTGTTTTAATCTGTGGGGCAGCTTCTTTATTTTTCTTTTTGCGATTTTGTTTTGACATAGTTAAGCTCCTTTGATGTATTCATAATGCGTATCATCAGTAGCGTTAGGGAAGGCAGTTACTGTTGTACCGTATCCGAGAACACTTCCATCGTTATACGTGATTTCATCGATGGCAGTTACTTTTCCTGAAGGGATAACAATACGTTTAAGTACACCACCTTTTAGAACTGTTTCAATTACAAGGCAGTGATGTGGCAATTCTTTTGAATTTGCCTTAATTGTAATTCCTGATGCCAAATCCCCAGATACATTATCTGAACCATAAACTTCCTTCAAAACATCTAAATTCAATGCTTCAATAAGCATATATTTGAATGTGTCTGGTTTTTCTTTTTGAACTGAACTTACAATGACGCCACCCCATGCTTTAATATTTTCAGACTCTGGAGAGTTACTGTTGGTCATACCATCTTCTGAAATATATCCCAGCGCTTTAAAAGCTTCATCTAGTTTTGTTGTTGCATCTGTCGGTAATGCTGTTCCAAGAGGTGCAGAATAAACTGCTCCTCCGATTTTAGGTTTAGCAGTCGTTACGTTTGATTCTGTTGCCATTTAATTTCTCCTTTTTAAAAATAATTAATATCAAAAACGGCTTGATATCGATATTGTTTTGTTTCGGTATCCGTAAAATTGTAATCACTGTTCAGGTGGACACCACAGATTTCATCTAATTCAATCAATCCCTTTACAGCTTTTTTGACTTTCATATTGAGCTCTGCAGCCTTCTGCATAGTTGGGCCATAACTTTGGAAAGCAAAGGTTGCACTACCAGAATAATTTCGCTCCTTACCACCAGTTTTTTGAATAATGACAAAGCTATCGGGAGCTTCAGCTTCATGCTCAAAAAATGACGGTACATCTAAATGACCGTCAAGATATTTCTTGATAATAATTTCAATCATTTATGTACCGCCTTCAACAAAGTGTTATTTTTCAAATTATCTCTTTTCGCTTTTCGCGTAGCTGGATAAATCATAGCATTGGCCCTTGTCTTACCAACGTGGCTATCTTGTTCATAACCAGAGCCACATCTTTTTTTAATAACTGTTGCTTCTTTATTCAGAATATCCTGAATCTCTTTTGATTTCAAAAGAGCTCCTACACCCGCACCGATAAGCTTGACTTTGAAATTACTCATACGCTTCAACCATCACTTTCTTATTCCAGTCCAAAGGCATCATTTCTTCAATACCTTCTAAAGGAATGCCAATTGTGCGCCATTTGCGACCGAAAAAACGAACCTCACGGTCTTTCCACTCGTTCTTATCGCCTTTTGGGATACCCAGTGCATAAGCTGCCTTCTTCCCAGTAAGATTCAGTTGATTTGTGATATCTTCTGTTGAAGCTGGAACAACCAGGACATTATCTACTTGAATTTCAGTATTCTCATAGATTGGATGCCCAAAGTCATCCCTACCATTCTTGGTTTTCCCAATCAAAGTTACAGTAATTCCTTTAATCCGTCCCATAGATATCAATCACCCCATATCTTTGTTTTTTGAGACCGAGACGTTTCAATTCTGAATCCTTGATAAAGAGACCTCCACCAGGAACAAGATAAGACCCGCTGAAGGAATATCCTAAAGCAGATTCAGCCATTTGAGTCATTGGTTCCTGATCAGTTGATGTCATCAAGGTGCGAGCAACTACATCCACTGTTACGGATTTAACCACCATAGCAAAAGATGGATCAGTAGCAACCAATCCATCTAAATCTTTGCCAACTTTTTTAGCTTCAACTCTAAGAGAATGAGAAACAACTTCCAACAGTGCTTCAGCTCGTTTTTCCTCATCGAATTTTAACGTCCGCCACAATTTTTTAAGATCGTCTACTGTTGCAAAGTTTTCCATTTCTACCTCCAGCCAAGCGACTACTGAGCTTCAGAGTCAGCTTGTTCAATAAGCGAAATCAATTCAGATTTTGTGGCGCGGTTATCATAAGTAATACCTTTTTCATCAAGGATTTCTTTCAATGCTGCGTTAGTCAATGAGTCCAAAGGTTTGTATGCTGCAATTGGAACCCAATCGCCTCCACTAATTACATTTTCAGTAACGATAGTAGCCCCTGTTTTTACATTAATGTATTCCATATACTACCCCGCTTTCACAACACGAGCAAAGCTGTTTTTGTCCAAAATTCCCCATCCGAGATAGATTTCTGCACGAAGATAGACTTGGTTATAACCTTTCAAGTCTTTTCCAGAATTGTCTGGATCACCATATCGAATGACTTCGAGTGGAATCTGCTTAGCATATCCCCATTTGACCATGTTAGCAAAGTCACCAATAATAGCAACATCCTTATTGGTTCCAACATTAAGACCAACTGTAGTATTCACATCTACAGGTAGACCATTAATGGCACCTGGATTTGCTCCCCATGCCAATTCAGGGTATAGGCGTTCATTAGCTGAGTTCTTCATACTAGCTAGTGCACTTGCAAATGTAGTATCAATAGCCATACCGCTAACGATATTGTCAGATCCTTGAATCATTTTAACTGCATCTTCGACATTAGTATCTGGATCGCTTGTTGTAAAGGGCACTGTCTGAGTGACCGCTTTATCAAAGCAGTTATCCCCAATAACAGTGGATTCTTGTTTAGTACGTGGATTTACGCCATGGAAGGACATGATATCAATACCACGAGCTACTTTATTAGCAAACCCTTCATTGAATGACTTCAAAATATCGATTTTAGCTTCTTCTGAAGCATAAATAAATTCATCCGATACACGAGCGCCATACTCAATTTTAATAGGTACAATAGTTACAGGTTCTAAACTTGCACCACCATGCGTTTTCTTCCCATTTTCTGCAACAATATCTACATCAGAATCCAATGTAAATGTGAATTCCTTTAATCCATTAAACGGAATCGCTTGTTGATTAGACAATTTAGCCAGTGAGCTGTGACCCTTAACTTTGTTGATAAGGTCTGTCACAAGCATTGGGTCAAATAATTTTCCTTTTGATAGTTGATCTGTCATATTTTTTACTCCTTTATTCTTCAAAAACTAAACCTTGTACTAGGTTTTTATACAGTGTGTTTTCTGTTTTTTCTAAAACAGGCTCCGAATCTCTAATAGGCGCAAATGGTTGAGATTGTTTAATATACCCAGCCAAGCGCTCTGCATCTGCTCTGAAGCTTTCTTCGTCAGTACCATGCAAACGATCTGCAAGGTCGTAAGGCAAACCATGTTGCAAAGCCACACGAGTTCGTAGATTAGCCGTCTCATAACCAGCGATTTGATTCTGTAAATCTTCAAGTTGCTTGTCAGTATCTGCCTTACTTTGATTAGTAGCTTCAATCGTTGACTTCAAGCCAACATTTTCTTCTTCCAATTCTGCAACACGAGATTTGAGCTGGTCATAGTCGCCATACTTCTCTTTCTCTCGAGATAAGCGCCCCTTAATAGCAGCATCAAATTCTTCTTGTGTAGTGATTGGTTTAAATTCTGACATTCTCATGTCTCCTTTCTCCTGCTTTCCCGGCAGTTCGGTAATTTTGGGCATCAAAAAAAGCAGTCACAAGACCGCTTATTTTAATAACTGATTTTTTGCTTTTTCTTAGGCTTAGTCGTAGCACAAGCCCAGTGCGCAAGCAAAGCACTATCCATCAAAGAAATATCCATATCGTCAAAGTGCGATCGATAACCAAAGCCACCGTTTGAGCCAATATTCCTCTTGTCGCAGTTAGTGGCTACTTTAGACAATGATGGTTGACCAGCATGACAGATGGTTTTCTGGTAAATTCCCTGTTCCCAAAGAGCGTTTGCTACGATGATTTCTTTCACCGTTGGCAGAATCACATTCTTGATTCTATAGTCCTTCAACTCTTCGTCCAAGATTTTTTGACCACTTGCGCCATCGATAACAATCTGAGCTACATCAGCTTGTCTCAGAAAAGCGACCATCCACTCATTACCATTACGAACAGATTGACAATCAACAGTTTCTACAAAGAAACGGCCATCCTTGGTCCGTGCAGCAATGCTTAATGCCACGTTCGTTCCATCTTGACCATACTTAATACCAACAGATAGCTTGCCAGATAATTCTGGAACATTATCCACCTTGAGCTCATTCCACTCAGTTTCAGAGATAGCAGATTTCTGATTGTATGTTGGCCAGAATCCCAAACGCTGGATATTATGGTCCAACTTATCCTCACCAAGCTCTGCTTCAATCTTACGCTCATTTAAATGGTAACCCATAGATGGATTTGAATTATACCAGGAATCAACATCGTCAATCTCCTTTTCATCAGAAACCGACCACTCAGCCCAGCCAGAATACTTCCCTTTTCCGAAAAGGCAAGTCTCACGGTACTTAGTAAAGACCGTACCACTTGAAACTGGTGTCGGAGGTGTTCCACACATGATTGTGATAGGATTCTCACTATCCGTTACCGTGTATTTCAAGGCAGATTCTTGCTCAGTCGTGTACTCCTGGGCCTCGTCAATGATCAGCATATCAAAACCTTCACCAAGACCACCATTTGATGTTCTTGTACGGAATTGGACAACACCACCTGTTGAATATAGCTCAATTCTTTCTTGACCCTTAGCTTTAATGGAGTTGAAATCCTCACCATCTACATACCCCATTTTCTCAAGGTATCGTTTAACCTTCTCAAAAGAGGCATGAGATGTAGAAATTCTATGCGCTGTATGCAGAATGTTCAATCCTTTATGAAGTGCCCAAATTTCAGCTATATAGAGGATTTCTGATTTACCATTACGACGAGGGATAGAGTAGCCAAATTTTTGGTGTACCCATAGTCCGTTTTTATCTACTGCCATTAAAGGCAATAGCAGATTTTTCTGCCAAGCATAGCAAGAAAGACCAGTCCGTTCGTAAAGTTCAATCGCTTCTTTAGCTCTTGAATTTTTCTTGACGTATTTTAAAATCACCGATTGAGTAGGATTCTGATTGCCAAGTTTCTGTTTCCTCGCCATTCTAATTTCCTTTCAATCGTCATCGCATGATAACCCTATCGCTGGGAGATATCGGATCACCTCCTAAACAAAAGCACAATAAAAGCACCCTTACGAGTGCTTAAAATTTCTTATTTTCGGTCCGAAAAGAAATCGGCCCAAAACGGATTTTCTTTATCAAAGATCTCAATCTCTTCTGAACTCATATTATGAGGATAATCTTCAAAAAGATTATAGAATTTTTTCTTGTTGAATGTGATTAGCATCAAGCCTTTAGCAAACCATGATGTATCAACCCACCAAGTTTTATCGCCATCATTTTCTTTATAACAATAATCGGACCAGTTCACTTCATCATAATCATTTTTCATGTCCCTCAGCCCCTTTCATTTGTTTAGAATCTGCAGTATTGATAAAACTCAATATCTTGTGAAATTCAGGGTTATCTTTCAATGAGTTCACATCAATAAGATAGCTATTTGCATCATATCTTCTCCCAACTGCACTGTGAGACTTCTGACCTTTGAATCTCTCTTTTAGAACAATGTTGTTAAACGGCTTAAAACCATTTAGCGTTCTTGATTGAAGTTCCAAGTACTCAAAACGACCTTCGTTTTTCCTTATGATTGCTGCATGACTACCTGTTGCTAAGTAGTACTCATTCCCACTTTCTACTTTCTCCAACAATTCTTTTACTGCAGTAAAATCATTTGTATGTTTAGCAACATGCATTTTAACTCCTGGAAGACTCCCAATCATTTCAATTCTACTACTTCGAGAAAAGAAGTCGCAACTTTCACCACCTCTGAAGTCTAGAACAGTATATCCAGATTTATTTCCTATGTAAGCAAATGCTGCTGACGAACATGACCCTTTAGTCCTATCTCCACCACCGACAGCTTCGATAATTTGTTCCTCAGTTAATTTTTTACGACTTTTCTTAATAGGATTTGAAAGAATTCCGTTTTGAAGCGCTAGCTTTCTCACTTCACTCATTTGCAAATCTTTGTTTATGTCTTTTCTTACTTCTATTTTAACATTTTCATCTTTTTTTCTCCAAATTTTATTCCAAATATCCTGAACTTTTCCGTTTTTAGGATCATAATCTACAATACAACGACAATGCTGATGTCTTCTAAAAACGTTCTTTGGAACTCTTGGATATTTATAATTCCCCTCAACTTCTTGACACCATTCACAACAATGAAAATAAGATGTTCTGACAATCTCTGGTTGTAAGCCAGCTTTATGATGAAACTCTGCATTCTTACGAATATTATCATCAATAATAGACTGTGTGAAGTTCACAATAGGTTCATCTAGCAACCAACTGACATCCTCGAAATTATCCTCAGATGAAAAGCGATTGACAATGCCAGCTATTCGATCCAGATTTAATTCAGGAACTTGAACTTTGAGACCTATTTTGGCTTTATCGTTCAAATGCTTCTGAACATCACTAGCATAACTACTTACAAGCTCGTAATTTCGTCCTAGCACGTCCGTCAGCAAGCGCTGAGCGATATTGTAATACATTTTACCGTTTGGTAGTTTATCAGCGCTTATAGAAGCTCCTAGAGCCTTAGAAAGAATTTCACCAATTTCAATCGCAAACTCATTTGCTGTCTTGTAAGTTGCTTTTTTGGCTTCCAACGTGGCAAAAGCATTTCGGATAATCTCACTTTCTCCATAAGAAAGTTCAAATTCTTTTTTTACTTCTTGAAGAAGTTTAGGTAGTACATCAATTTCATCATTCATCTACTTGCTCCAAAACTTTTGTTCTATTCAACATTTCTTCGGCTTCAGTATGAGTGATTCCGGTTGAGACTAATAAAGAAATACCGTTTTCTTTGGATAAAACACCTTTTTGATAGTTACTTAAAAGAGACGTAATTTCATAGGTTGAAATAATCCTATTCTTCTGTTTATCTGCTCCAGTTTCTGCATCAGATGATGTTTGTGGAATATCTACAACAGGTTTAGCAGACATGTCCCCTGCAATACCAGTAAGATCTCGGATGGTTTCTGCGTTGATATAACCAGGTAATGCCTGATTTAACTTCACAACACCATCACCAATCATGGTCATTGTATTGGCATCCGCTTCAAACAATGGTTCCCACTTGACTGTGGTTCTTACAAATTGGCTTCTGGCATAATGAAACTCATCACGTAAGCACGCTGCAACATAAGCTACGTTTAGCAATCCAGCACCTAGTGAGCGCTGGGCCTTTCTACCTGCCAATCTCAGATTCTCATGACTAGCCTTGATTGCTTCTACCGATGACGGATTATCTGATACAAAACCAAGGTCATCCAAGGTCAAGCCCATTTCCCCAGCAAATCCAGCAGCAGCCGTTCTTAACTGTTCTGTAAATGGAGACATACTAGCTGTAGTAAATTGTCCGATACTTGGTTTTTCACCATTGTCACTAGCTGAAATAGTTAATAAGCTCGAAACAGTTGCTTTCCACTTTTCTAACGGTTCCGCATCAGGATCCAGACCGATAATGTATTTCTGTGGCCACGAATAGAATTCAGCAGTAATATCAGCCCGTTCTAGTGTCCGTTTAGCGTATTTTTGATAATACATTCCTGCTCTAGTAATTCGTGAACGACCAAAAGGACGAACCGCATCAGGCCTGTGAATAACAGGAACGAGTAACGGAATACCAGTTTCATTTAGTACCGAATATGGAGTTCCATTTTTAGGGATGAAATGAGTGGCATTTGGTTCAAAATATGCTTCAAGCGTTGGTTGATCATAATCATCACGAGCTAGTACTGCATATCCTTCTAAAAGCAAACCTGTAATAGGGTCAATCACTCCAGTAGCATTACTAGCTTCAATAACTTGTAATCTCACTTCTTCATCTTCACCTTTAGAAATGTAGATGAAACTGCAAGATCCTATTAATGCTGCCAAAATGGCACTATCAAAGAAAATATCAGGATTGTTGCGATTAAAGATTTCCATGACTTCAAAATCATCATTTGCAAATTCTCTAAAAATCAAACGATCTGCAAGACTATCTACACCTTTAGTTGCCCATCCAAGGACAGACTTATATTTAACTCTGATATGAGCAGGAATTGTGATTCCTAACGGAGATTCATGATGCTGCATCGCATAATGTTTATATCTCAGGTTAACCCTACTCTGATAGAGATTCAACTTTTTTCTGAGATAGTCAATTCCTCTTAATTCCAAACCGTTCTCCTTTCATTGTGATGATTTGGCGCGAAAAAATATGTACAGTGACGGCGTGAAGCCCTCGAGCGCCTAGTGGGAGGGGGATACCCCCCTATCCATAACTAGGACTTTCCTCATACATTCCTTTTTTCTAAAAATCTAGTATTCTGTTAATTTATATTTTTCTTAAAAAAGTAATTTTATGTTTTTTTCTTTATTAAGATTTATATTTTACTTTATTAAGATTTGTATTTTGTCCAATCTCTTGATTGTGGCAAGTTCCTGTTGCCAACAACAGTTGTACTTGCTGTTCTATCATCAGCATAAAGCTTGTCAGACTTCTGTCTATTGCATTGCCAGTGAGCTAACTGTAGATTCTTAATATCTGATGGATGACCATTTCTATTGATTGGAATGATGTGGTCAATGACTGGTGACAAAGGATGTGGATACTTCAAGGACTTGTCTACTGGTAGTCCACAAATCCCACAAGTATTTCTTGTCTTAAGAATAATCTTCTTATTCTTTTCAAAAGCGACTCGGTGAGGACCACTCCGGTCTGGTCTTTCTTGGGGGGTATTCATTTAGGGAGGGGCCTTTCTTTTTAGTGGGTATGGGGTGGAATTCTATGATGTAGGAGGGGGTGTTTTTTTAAATCTAGGAGGGGGTGTTTTTAAGTCTCTGGCACCCTCGTATATTTAACATATCTTATATTCTGTTAAATAAAACCAACATCATCTAAAATCAATTCCAGTAAGTGTTTACATCAATTTTATTAAATACTAATTTACATTTTTTCATTGTGTTAAATAAATAGGTATTTAATAACTAAAATTCATCATTGAATCATCCAATTCATCTTGTTTGATACCAATATAATCTAGTGTAATATCTGGTGATGAATGGTTAAATAATTCCATCAAGATTGCTACATTCTGATTTCGTCTGTAGTGATGATAGCCAAATGATTTTCTCATCGAGTGAGTTCCAATATTCTTCAAGCCAACATATTCAGCTGCTTGTTTTAAAATTTGGTAAGCTGCAACTCTTCCGATGTGAGCGATACGCACACCATCTGTCCTAACTTTCTTTTTGCTTGGAAATAGATAATCGTACCCTTGTAGATCATTTGTTTTGATGTAATGATTTAGAGCCTTTCTTAACTCTGGATTGATAGCGAATCGCTTAACCTTCCCTGTCTTCTTCTCAGTGACTTCTATCCTATCGCCTGTCACTTGCTTAACTTGGAGAGGTATGATATCGCTGATGCGCATTCCAGAGTATAGACCACACATGATCAGAACGTAGTTTCGCTCATTTTTTGACTTCAAATAATCTTTCATTCGCTCAATGTCATCAAGTTCACGAATAGGTTCTACTTTTCTCACAATATCACCTCCAAACTACAAGAAAAGGCAGGTTGTGCCTGCCTTTATAATTATTTCATAATATAATTTTAGCACATTAAATTGTATATTTACTCCGAACTTACTCCAAATTTACTCCAAGAAAACTCCAAAAAAACTCCAAGAAAACTCCAAGAAAACTCCATTTTTTTATTCTAAAATTTCAACCTGTTCACCATTGCGATATAATTCAGCAAATGCCATTAAGGCCCTGTCTAAAATATCGTAATAAGAACTTTCTGAAAGTGATAAATCCATTAAGATTGCTTCATCTTTTTTACAATCCCACTGAAGGTATTTTTCAAAAAGGATTCTACGATAGAGGGGATCATGTAGACCACTTACTGCTTGTTCAATCGCATCAAGTTCAAGTTCAGCATCAACTTTTCGGATGGCTAATTTCTCAACCTGGCTAACCCTGACTGAAGATTGAGACCGTGGCATAAATGAGTAGGTTGTTGTTACCTTCTGTCCATCTATGTCATTAGCTACTCTTCTCCATCTGAGATATCCTCTCAGAATTCTTTTGGCATTTTCTTTTGTTTTTGATTCATTAATATCGGGAAAGAAAGGCATCGTTCACCTCTTTTCTATGCCATGTAATATTTCTAAGCCTATTGAATTTTTAAATAACTTTTCCATCAAAGACTAATGTAATAGTCCCTGTACCATCTCTATGTTTAGAGACCAAAGCACGACAATCTGATCCAAACTCAATTCCTTCAATCGTGATACTACGCTTTGTTTTATTAACATTGACGATAGAGCCATTTGCTGTCTTAATTCTCATGCTTCTGCTCCTCAATCAACCAATCAAGGTTCTTTCTAGCCTTCTTCAAATCTTCAAGACCGTTCTTCTTTTGGAAACGTAGTAGATACTTGATTGCATTTCCCCAACACCATGCAGCTTTACCAATTAAGTTACCAATAAAATTATCAATCACTTCAATGCTTTCAAGACCTTTTGAGCCTTGGTAATGGCTTGGTTTATTTACATTATCACTAATGAAATAATCCTCATCTTTTACGAATGAACCATCAATCCAGCGACCTTTACGGTCTTTAATTTCCTGGTATGCCATTTCAAAACATTCATCAAAGTCGTATACAAGATTTTTTAGATAACCAATACATCGCACCAGATTATGCCTGCACATTTCCTTACTTGCAAGATTCTGAGATAACTGAAATTCACTGATATTAGCATTCATTAAGTTGAAACAATCAAGTACATCTTTTTTACTGATATTCTCAGACTCTTTAAAAATCTGATTCACATCTTCCTTAATGAGTAATGCTAAGCCTACAATCACGACTGCACAGTCTCCAATACTGTCCTTCATAAGCTGTTCGTTTTTCTTGAGATACCCAGCGCATAGTTCACCAAATTCTTCACTAAGTTTTAAAGACTGCTTGTCTAATCGTCCACCGTTTTCGAGGTCACGGTCAATAAACCATTGCTTTACATTTTCTAATGTGCTCATATTCCCACCTCCAAATTCAAAATTTTTATAGTTTCTTCATAACTCAAATTGACTTTGAATTTTTGTTCCTCATATCCTGCGAAAAGTTTAAAAAATCTAATAAAAATGATAGTTGTATTGTCATGATTTTTGACAACCGTGTATACATTCCTGAGCAAATCTTTTCTGATGGCTATATTTGGAAAGACCACCATCTCTTGATTTTCTTCTTTAGTTGTTTCTTTTGCTTTCATAGCTCCTGAATACGGATATTTTTTAGGCTTCATTCTTCCACCTCCTCTTTTGATTTAAACGCAATCTCTAAGTAAATGTCTTGTTCGGGTATCTCTAGTATCGCTGTATCGCTTTTACCACCAGACTCAACGATAATTTTTCCGACTTCCAAAATTAAGTCTCCAATTGTGCTATTTAGCGTAAGGCTCATCCTTCCACATCCTCGATTTCAATTCCTGGGCAATCAAATACCCAACCAAAGTCGTCATTTTCTAATTGTTTACGGGTGTGCTTGGTTCTGCACCCACCGATTTCGGCTTTTGATTCCCAAAAATATTCTTTGGATAATAAACCTTTATTAAGATAGCAACCATAATCATTAACACCGTTCATTTTTACTAAATACCGCTTCTCTTTCTCGACCTCGTATCCGTCAAGTATAGCTTTTATTAATCTTTTTCTGTTTTCAAGTTCCCTAAATCCTTCGCTCAGGTCTTTTAATTCTATGTCATTGTTATCTTTTAAATAATAACCATAGCCGACTCTTGAAACATGGTATAAAGCTGTTGTAACATCACTTTCACAATTAAAATCAAACGTTTCAAGGAATTTCGCTTCTTCTTCAGATACTTTCACTTTCTGCGGTTCGTCTAACTGACTGATTAACCCCAAAACAATTTTCTTGTCAACATACGGTCTAATGCTAGTAATACTAGTGAGACTTGGTAAACTTTCAATTTTATCAATCAATTCTTTCTTATTCATTCTTTAACTCCTTGATTTTACTTTCGTATTCCTTCACTCGTTTTTTCCAGTATCCACGTTCTTCTGCCCGTGAATGTGCAAGTGATTTAACACATGGTTCAGTTAATTCTGATATGTGTGCTTCTGCTTTCTCAATCTCTCGCTCATAGCCTTCAATTAGCTGCTTCTTTAAGTCATCATTCATATAAATCACCTAAAATGGAAAATCATCATCTGAGATATCCAAAGGATTTGTAGCTCTGAAACTTGCCGGCATCTGATCTTCAATATTTGACTGGTTTGCAGAGTTGTCACGTTTTTCTAGTAATTGGAATGTATCAGCTACGACTTCTGTTACATAGACACGTTGCCCTTGTTGATTATCATAGCTACGAGTTTGAATGCGACCAGTAATTCCAATCAAGGCGCCTTTTTTCGCCCAGCTTGCAAGATTTTCAGCCTGTTGGCGCCAAATCATGCAATTAATAAAATCAGCTTCACGATCACCTGCTTGATTCTTAAAATTACGATTGACTGCCATGTTGAATGTCGTAATTGCAATATTTGATGGTGTATATCTTAATTCAGGATCTCGTGTTAATCGTCCTACAAGTGTTACATTATTAATCATTCTTATCTCCTATTTGATTGCCAGGTAGTAGCAATCCCTTGCGCCATAATCAAATCTAACGCTGTCCTTCTTGATATGTTTTACAAAATGTGGTCTAGTTATCCCAGAGTGTGTCCATTGATGGTCCATCATATCTTCAATTAGATCATCAACATTGTTGTATTTTCCAATAAATAACCTTCGATGTCCGTTATAGACAAAGTAAAGTTTTAACATTAGTATCTCCTATCCTTCATACTGGATGGATATACAAAACATTTTCCTGTTGCTCCTTCAAAAATTCGACTAGAGAGAGCACCATTCCCAAAATCATCCGAATAAAGCTCTTTAATCTCTTCACTGCTCAAATTCGTATTGATAATCGTATTTGTCCGATTATCCAAGATCTTGAACAATATCTGATGAGTCCATTCGTTTCGCTTTGTATCAGCTTTACGACTTTCTTTCCCAAGGTCATCCAAGAAAAGAAAATCAACTTCAGACAATAGCTTGACCATCTTCGCTTCTGAATACCCATTGTCATACTCAAAGCTCTCACGAATCTTATCAAACAAAGTCACTACTGATACAAAAAGCACGCTTTTCGGTTCATCATAAGACTTGAATTGCTCATTGATAAAACGAGCAAATCCATAGGTTAGATGGCTCTTACCAACTCCTGAAGGACCGGTAATAATTGCGTTTCCTGTTCTTCCTTTGACATATTCACGTTCCAACCGCTTCACAAAATTCATAGCCTTTTCATCAATATCAACCTGAATCTCATAGTCATGTAGTGACT